ATAAAATAAGAAGAATATAAGAAAAGATAGTGACCGAAATATTGAGCAAATTCATCATCAGAACTAAATTGTTTATAATAAAAATCACCATCAGGTTGAGGAGTATCATTTTCAAGAAATTGAGTTACGCCAGCTAAATTATGATAATCAACACATAAATCAGAGGTAAAGTTATTAGTCTCATGAGCCATTTGAGCATAAATCCAATCAGGATGAATAGGATAACCAACAATAGAAGAAACTTTTTCAGCAATAGCATAATAGTGAGGATTAATAATAAACACCTCCTAAATTTCGCTCTGCAGAGCGATTGCACCGAAGGCAACACGATTAAAAAAAAATCGTGTCACCCTCGGCACCTACTTACCGAGAATAGAACGAGATATACCACGAACATAGCCAGAAATACCAGAAGTATTACCTTGATTGTTATAATCTTGAAGAGGACGGTCAATATCATGCTGTTGACGTTCGTTAGCAGTACGTTGACCAATATAACCAACATCGGCAACATTTTTAGCAGAAGTAGTACCAGCCTCATAAGCTTTAGCATTATTTAAAGTAATACGAGAACCAGACTCAATAATATCCTGGCGATTACGGTCAATACGAGAATCAGACTCTTTAATATCTTGATAATTTTTATCAATACGAGAACCAGATTCTTTAATATCCTGATAATTTTTATCAGTACGAGAACCAACTTCACCAAATTTTAAATCATAATCTTTTTGACGATTAGCAGAATCAATTTTAATTAAACCTGCATTTTCAAGAGATTGAACAGTTTCAGCTTCATATTTTCTTTGTAAAGCTGAATTAGTAGCAATATTACTTTCTTTTTCAGCAATAACAGTACGGTTAACATCAACATCAGAAGCAAGTTTAGCAGAAGTAGCAGTCTTTTCTAAAACAGTAGCTTTATTAAGTGGCTTTTCAACAGAATTAAGCTTTTCAGCACTATTAAAAGAAGTAGACAAATCACCGATAGTAGCAGAAGCACCAGAAGGAGTAGAAGCACCACTACCGCCAGCAGAAAGAATAGGATTAAGACCTGCTTGTTTTAAATCAGCAACCTCACGCTGATGAGCAGTCCTAGACATTTTTTCCTGGAAGTCTTGCTGATTATTAGCAGAGTGTTGATTAAACATACCAGTAATAGTTGCGCCAAGTAATGCACCTAAGAAGACACAATCACCTCACTTTGTCCACCGGACATTAATATTAAAAATGATCAATAAGCCCAGGAACAGAATAAACAGGCATAGGGCGAGCACATTGTAGATCGATATGACTATCAAATAAAAATTGAGGTTCAGAAGTAACAGCAACAACGCGAGAGAACGGAGGATTTTCCTCAATAAAAGTAGAGTTAAGAGTAGGTAAAGAAGTAAATTTTTGAGATAGATGCCAAACATCAAGAGATTGAGCATAAGTAGAGCGGAATTTACCAGTAATTTGAGAAGGGAAATGACGATATTCAGACCATCGCTCTTGATAACCAAAAACCTCATTATCGGCCGAAGTACCCTGGGCATAAATTTCTTTATTATAAACAGGTTGTTCGCCAAGATGAGCAAGAGCAGGCCAATAAAAATCGAAACGAGTTTGACGAGTAAACATACGAGATAAGCCTTGTTGATAAGTCAAATCAGCACGAACACATACAAGTCCAATTAAAAGACAATGTTCAGTAAATGACTTAGTAAAACCATGATGAGTATCAGCAACAAGACCGAAAGCCGCTAAATTACCTTGTGGAGAAGTAGCATCAGTAGAACTTGTTTGCATAACAGGATTAATAGAAATACGAGCAGAGCTACCGCCTAAATATTCAGGTCGCTGAAGCCTAGCATCAGGAGAAATAACGCCAAAATGAGAGCGAATAATCTCAATGTACCTCGAACCTCCTCTAGCATCGCGTTCGTATAAATGTTGAATTTGAAAAGCTTGACGAAGTGAATTAATAGTAGCGGCTGAAGCTTGGGTTAAATCAGCATATACATTAGGAGAGTTAGTAGTTGAAGCGGTACCAGAACCATCCATACCTAAAATAATATTAGAAGCACTAGAAATATAAGGTACATTAGTACGAGCAGAACCATCAGACATAATAATTGAAGCACCAGCACCAGTAATAGCGGCACCATTAGTAGTACCTATACCAATAACAGGAGCAGAAACACCAAGAGGTAAGCTTACACCAGGACCTTTTTGAGGCCAAGGAAGACAAGAAGTGAAATAATCATGACGTTTACCACGCTTGAGTAAATTAAAAGTAGAATCAGCATCAGGACCGTCACCAGTAGGAACATCAACAGGCTCTTGAAGATTCTGGTCTCTGAACCATTCATTCCATATTAGAGAATATCCACGGTGCCAAAGGCTAGAAACGTTAGATAAATTAGCAACACCAGTTGGGAGTCCAAAATAATCAGATAACGAACCAACTTGCCAACCTCCTGCCGGACATGTAATATTAGGTACTAGATAACTAGTTGAATCAGTAGGAGAAACCTTTTCACCCATAAAATTTTGCCAATGTTCCCAAACGAGACGATAAGGTACCGCAAAATAAAAAGTGTCGAGAACAGCATTATCCATAAAGGGAACAATCGGAGTCGCGAGCCTAGCAAATATATTAGCACGCAAATTGAAAGTATCACCAGGGAGAGCCTCATCGACATAGAATGGAACTAAATAACCTGAATCAAAAGTTGTCTTATAACCATGACTACGATTAAAGGATGAACGAGGAATATCAGCACGAGGAATTTGAGAGAATTGGTGAGACATCACCGACTTTAGAGACATCATAACCCTCCTTTAGTAATTTTTGATAAGCATCAACAGAACAAGAATCACAACCGCACAATTGACCGCCACAAGAGCAAAATTCTTCATCATTATGACGAGCATGTGAATAAGGATAAACCTTTAAACAGTCTTGACAAAGACAATAACGAACAACAGATAGAGACACATTTAAAACCTCCTTTGAGTAAGTTTTGAAATGGTGTCAGTGGGACCAGTTACATCAAGTGGGTAACTGGTCCCACACCCCCGACTTTAGAGAGTCTCTTTAGGAGACGAAGGATTGACAACCTTTTCAAGTTTGATTGTTAACACCTGGATTAGGGCTTGGAGTAGGATTGGGGTCATTGTGTTCCTGAACAAGACCCAATTTGATTGCTTCTCCACGATTTTCCTCCTTTTCCAAAAATTCAAGCAGTTGAGCAGGATCATTATTAAATCGTTTACGAACAGTTGCAGGTAACTGTTCAAATGCTTGCATAGAATGAGATATAATGTTTTGTGCTGTATGAAAATCAACAACAGAACTGAAATCACCATACATAGGTTGAGTAGTACCAGGATTGAAAGGATCACCGAGAACACCAGTGGACTCATAACGAGCAATAATATTATTAATATTAGCTTCTTCTTCAAAGTGCTGTTGAGCCAGAGATGGGTCATCACATTTAAGACCAGGATGACCAGGAGTATCATATAACGAATGAATTTTAGGCATTGCATACACCTACCTATTAATTAAAGTTGAGACTTTTACGACAAACTCAGGAGGATTACAAGGTGTTATAACACCGGACAACTCATCATAATCACCAACAAAATACAAAGTAAAATCTTCAGGATGTTTAGAAATCAACGTGTTAGGGTCAGAAGCAGCATCAATAAGCATACGAGAAGCTTCACCATTAGAATTAGCGGTGAAAGGTTGACCATGGGAACAAACTTTCTCATCAAGAACAACAAACAATTTTTTCATTACAATACACACTCCCTTTTTTCAATAGGACGGATAAGTTTGGCAGAACTAGCAAGATGACATTGCTCACGAGCATACAACCGATCAGCAGTGTTATGAACTGACAGTTTTGCCATTTTAACCCTTTTTGACTTAATACGACTAAAGTTATCAGAATCCTGCAAGTCAAATAATTTATCGTAATATTTTGGAGGACGAGCAATTATAGTTTTACCTCCAGAGCGAACCACGCAAGAATCAGAAGTATAAACATCGTTATAAAATCGCTTAAACCATTCATGAGCAATCCCTGGGCGTCGAGACATCGTAACATACTCAGGTTTACGCATGACATAATGGAAATGAGAATTATCGCCTGTGACTTTTTTAAGGATGTACCGCGCAACGTAGGCAGCAGACTCGAAAGTAACATCTGCAACAGACGAAAGCCCAAAAGGCCACAACTCCTTTAACTCCGCAGAAGTGTATAAAGGAAAACCATGATTAACTTTAAATAACTTTCTATCATGAAAATCATGGTTAAATAATATAATGTGATGATGAGGACGTCCAAAAGTTTCACCGTATTCACCACATTGAAAGAAACGAATACCAGAACCGTACTTTTTACGAAGTCTTTTCATAAATTTTTGAATATCTTCTAAATTAAGAGTAGGAACTTGATTACGTAGAAGTATTTCACCAGTTTCAGTATCAACATAGCTAGTTAAAGGTAAATGTTCATTATCATAAGTAAGAGTTAAAAAGCAATTTTTAGAATGTAGACTAGCTTCATGCATACATCGAACAGCCCATTGGCGTGAGCGTTCGAGACGGCAACCGATACATTGACCACAACCGACAGTAATAGGAGACAAATCACGAAATCCCTTAGAAGGATTAAAAACAATCTTACCACCATTGCCACGGTATCCGGTTAACGGATGATAGCAAGGCATAATTATAGACGGAATCCGCCACGCATAGGAACACCTTTAATTTGATTAATCATAGGAGTCTTAACAGCATTTTTAGAAAACATTTTCTTAGAAGAACGTTTAGAAAGCTTAAACTTATTTTTCGACATAATTCAACATACCTCCATAATAATTTTTAACAGTATCACCGAAATAACAACCACGTTTAAGAGCACAAACATATTCATACATAGAAGTAACATCATAAATACCATCAGAAGCATATAAGCAAAGATAGTGACCGAAATATTGAGCAAATTCATCATCAGAACTAAATTGCTTATAATAAAAATCACCATCAGGTTGAGGAGTATCATTTTCAAGAAATTGAGTTACGCCAGCTAAATTATGATAATCAACACATAAATCAGAGGTAAAGTTAT